GCACGTCGCCAAAATGTCGCCGCGTACATCAACATCGCCAGCCATGTGACCGCGCTGCCGTTGCCACCATGCCAAAAATGGCGCATCTTTGCACCACGCCACCGCCAGCGCACACAACGGGCCTAGTTTTGTGGTTGATGGCGTCTCATCGGCCAGCGTCTCATCATCGTTGATCTCGACGAGCACCATCGCCAGTCGCTGCCCTGCCGTTTTGCCGCGCCGCTCCGTCATGCCGCGGAACGCGCTCAACTGTGCGGGGTCGGAAAGCCAAAACGTAACTTTTGCCCCAGAAGTGTGACTCTCGCTCCACCCGGCGAGCTGCACCTCGTCCGAAAAAATTGGCGTAGTCATTTTTGCACGACGTCCCAGATTGGGACTAGAGTCCCGTGACGGTTAGGATGTTTGCCTAGCCGCGAGCCGCGAATAATTAATTTTTCCCGCGATGCGCGTTGATAAACGCCTCCCCACGCCCGCAGGTTTTGAGGTTGCACTAGGCCAAAATCTATGGACGCCTGAATCAATTCCCACGGCCAAAAATTTTTTCTGTCTCGGACAAAATGCCTCAAAAACGCATAGGCCAAACTAGACCAGCCGTTGTACTCACGATCTGCCCGATCCGTCGCCGCGTCGATCATGAGCTGAGCATGCTGCGTCGCCTCATCGATGGTAAGCTGTTTTACGTTCAGCATTTTTTACCTCCTCCTAAAAAATTTTATGTAAAAAAGTGAGTTTTGAAACGTAGCGGCTGCGATGCGCCGGTCTTGCAGCGGGCGCAAACCGCGCTCATAACGCCTCCTCAATGCGCTGCCCAATCCAAGCCACCACGGGCACGGCCCATGAGTTGCCAAGAGCCTTGTAGCGGGGGCCATCGGGGCACTCGCTGGCGGGTTTCTTGCGCCAGGGGATGGCGGTGTAGCCGGCGGGGAATCCCTGAAGGCGCTCGCACTCCACGGGGGTGAGGCGGCGCACGGCCATTGCTTGAGAAACGGTCATCACGGCAGGGCGGTTTGCGTGACCACTCATTCCCATGCTGGCATCAAGCGTCCCAGCCACTGTGTCCTCCATCCAGCAGCCAAAGCCGCTTTCTCGCATGGCGACAATCGGCTGCGCCACGGCGACACCTTGAGCGCAGTCCAGTGTGTGCGTGACTTCTTCCTGAATGCCCCATCCGTTGCTGCTAGTGTTGGCGGTTCTGATGCCATAACTGACGGCCACACTTGCCTGCCCGCCACTTGACCCGCACCCCAGTCCGTGCGTTGTTCCATTTGTGCTGCTGATCGGGTCCTGCGATGGGTGGACGGCGATTGGCTGCACCACCGCCTGCGGCTGCCCACGGCTGTCCATGCAATAAGCCGACCCATCAAGCAAATACTCTTTGCCTTGTGGGCCAGCCTCTGGTGCGCGGCCTATGCAGTGAGGGTGAATGCTGATCGGAATGCAAAAATCCAACTCGTTGGCATTTCCCGCTGGTCGAGTCATTCCTCCTGTGCTGGCTGCAAGTGTTTTTGCGACTGGCGACATGCCACCAAATTCAGGGCTTGCTCCAGCATCAGGGGCAACTTCTTCCCCCGCTTGTCGGCTCGGCGCAGTATCCCGGCGCACGCCGTTGAACTCAAAAAGTACCGAGACGGGATCGAAGTTGTCTCGAGCACTTGAGACAACGAACACACGGCGGCGTCGTTGGGCCACTCCGAAATATTGGGCGTCGAGGACGCGCCACGCGACTGCTCTTTTGGGGCCAAGCACATAACCAGCGTTTGTCCATTTGCCCCCTGACGGCTCAAGCTCGCGATCTTCGCCGGCAAGGCCAGCCAAAAAGCAGCCGAATGCGTTGTCTTTGGTGCTGAGGACTCCGGGCACGTTTTCCCAAAAGACGATTGAGGCTTGCTCTCCTCGAACAGATCGAGCATGGTCAATTGCATTTGCGATACCTACAAAAGTGAGTGAAAGATTTCCCCGAGCGTCATCAAGGGAGTTTCGAAGTCCTGCCACCGAAAAGGCCTGGCAGGGTGTGCCGCCACAGAACACGTCTGGGGCTTCGATCTCGCCCGATAGGATGCGCTCTGGCAGTGTGGTCATGTCGCCCAAGTTCGGCACATCGGGGTAGTGGTGGGCCAACACCGCGGAAGGAAAAGGCTCAATCTCAGAAAGCCATGCGGCCTTCCAGCCAAGTGGGTGCCATGCCACGCTTGCTGCTTCAATGCCGCTGCAAACAGAACCAAATTTCATTGCTGTGGTCACGCAAACCGCCCTGTTGAAAAAAATTTTTTTCAAAAAAGTGAGTTTTGAATTTTGGTCTCCGGCTCACAATGCGGACTGCACCAAATCGTCTCGCTGGCACTATTGGCCACAGCCTCATCTGTGAGTGCGTAGCCTTTTCTCGCCGTCCATTTGCGCGCACTCCAACCGTGAGCCAGCAGGGCGTCATGCTCACCCTCGTGGCCACAAATCACAATACGCAGCATCGGGTTGCCGCCATTGGCAGCGCACCACGCGCTTACGTCGGCAGCTAAATTGGTACCAACGCCTCCAACCGCATAATCCATCGCGCCGCGAAAATATGGCGGGTCAAAAAACACACCAGTCAGGCCGTGCCGGACGGTCACCGAATCCGCGACCACTCGTGACCAATCTCCGCATGTCACGCGCACATCGCGCAGACGCTCGTGCAACGCCAAAAACCACGACCCAATAAACGCGCTGCGCTCGCCATCGGTTTGTCGGTTGATGCCCTTCCCGGCATCACTTAGGTGCGGGAGTTGGTCGTACACACCGTTGCCGCCTAATTTTTTTTCAAACCTGTCGTCGTCTCCCAGCACCCAAGGGCCTTTGCCGCTGCACCAACCGGAGCCAATCCAATTGCACGCCCCCCAGCACCACCATCCTGCGATTTTGGCGTCAAAAAACTCTGGGTCGGCGTGTAATTTTTTGGTTAAATCCTCAGAGTGCCGCACCAGCCAACTGTGCCGCGAAAACAAATCAACCTCATTGCACGGCCAGTCTGCATAACGCGCCACGGCCTCAGGGTCAGCATGGATTGCCCTCCAAAAATTGGCCACAAATCCATCCGCATCGTTAATCGTCTCAATCCGTTTACCTTCGGGGGCTCCCAGCAACATGGCGGCGCTGCCCGCAAACGGCTCAACATAGTTTTGTACTGCGCCAAACGCCTGCCAAACCACGCCACACGCGCCGGATTTCCCACCAAAATACGGGAACGGTGCTTGGAGTTTTTTGGTCATTCCGCGCCGCCGTTGACGTACAATTTTATTTTTTTAATAGCGTCATCGCACCCCATGGCGTAGACGTGTGCATAACCGTTTTTACGCACCACATCCTCAAACAATTTTTGATGTTTTGTAGCCGAGCCGCCCTTGATGCGCTTTAGCTCAACAAATAACCCATGCGCTCCGCCGGCGGCAAACGGCAAAAACAAATCGGGGACGCCAGGGCGTACCCCCTCGCGCCTGAGCCGAGCCGCCGTGCTGATATGTCGTTTGCCGCCATTGGGGATGGCAAAAATAGTGCTGTAGGGTGCGCCTGCCATGAGGCACCACTGGATAAAAGCGATTTGCTCATGCGTCTCCAGCGGAGTGAGGTTGCGTTTAATCGACGGCATGGCCGCGCTCCTCTCGGACTACCAGCGGCATGGTCGACCAACAAATTTGCCTCTGCAATCGCGTTGATTTTTTTGTCGCGTTTTGTTTTGCTCGATCTACGTCCCGCGCAATCCACGCGAGCGCGGTCTCTACCCGTGTGCGTTTAATGTGCAGAGTGCAGGCGATGACGGCGGGGTCGGTAATGCCCTGCTCGACCAGTTTTTTAATCGCCGCTTTCATCTCAGCCCCAAATCGTACCGATCCTCCGTATGCCGGCCAAACGTGCCCTCGATCTGCACAACATCGGCAGAGTCAAACCACCATTTTGGATTGGTTTTTATAGCCTGAAAAATAATTGGGCCAACGTCGCGCCCGTTGATTTTGGGTATGCAATCGTTGTCAATTTCCAACACAATTTTCATTTTTTTCAGCCCCTCTCGATTTGTAAAAATGGGTCGTGCACACCTCGGTCGCGCTCAATGACGCGATTGATCATGGCCTTCACGTCTGGCGAATGTTTGACCTCACCATCGAGCCAGCGGCGTTTAGCCCGATACGCCCAAGCGAGCGTCGGGGCGCTAAATCCACGCGCTACAGACGCCATACAGCGGGCCTTAGCGGCCAAAACGTCAGGGGCTCGAGTGTCTACCGCGTCAACGGATTTTGATGGCTTGTAGGCCGCTGTAGTAAGCGCAGGGCGCTGATCCTGAATTAGCTCAAGAAACTCCGGCAGGGTCGGCGGCCATTTTTTGGTCGTGAGCGCCTTTACGGCAGCGGCGATTTGGTCAATCGGATAGGCAGCGATTTCCTCCGCCCAGCATTTTTTAACGTCGGCGGGGTTGATGCCCGCCCATTGATCGGCAAATTTAGAGCCGTACATCAGCGCCATGCGAGCGAATAACCGCTCAACGGTTTTGGTCGCGGTCGCCGCGTCTAGTCTGGTGTTGACGCTCATATCTCGCCACCGACCAGACCTGCGATTGTACTGGCTCGCCGATCCTGTTTTGTTTGCTGATTTTGGCCGAGCGT